ATCCGGGAACCGGCCATAGTACAGATACAGGAAAGTCACCTTTGCCGGATCACCGTTGGAGTCCATTATCACCTGGGCCTGAAGGGATTTCAAAAGCTCACCGGTCTGGCCCACATTATAGGCAGCCATCCGGGCCTTCCATCGGTCCAGAACAATATCTGCCCACATGCGGGTCATTTCCAGTTTGGTGTGCTTCGGCATCTCTATTCAGGCATAAGGAGTGAAGTATTCTCGGTGAAGGCCAGCACCAGTTCCCATCCACGGGCGTTCTGGCCGCCATAGCGTTTCAGGTACTGTGTCCGTCTCCAATCCCATCCTTCCAGGGCGGGCTCACCGTTTTTGGCCATGTCAATAAGTTTGGCCATGAAGCGGAGTGCCAGTGCATGGGTTTCCGCGTACAGGTTGCTTTCTGATTCTTCCCGGCCAAACTGGCCCATAATCCAGACGGATTGGGTGAAGGAGTCCAGAGGTACATCGTTATCCAGGCTGATAATGCCATTGGAACGGCCTTCCAGTATAGCCGCCGGAAACTCCACACTCCGGAGGTTGGTAAGGAGTTCCAGGATGGTATCCAGGCCTTGTGCCTCGAAGAGTTGTGTTTCCGGATTGCTGAATCCGGGCACAACTCCCATGAGGGCCCTACTTATGAGATTTTTCGTGAGCATCTTTGTAGATTCGGTTCAGAGAGTCAAGCACATCGTGTACAGGGGCCTTCAGGATGTTTTCGTTTTCCTGCGGCCGGTTGCCGTTCATGCAGGCAAGGATATCGTGAAGGATCTCGTTCTGCGTTTTATCGCTGAAGCCGGAGCCTTCCTGGAACACAAACGGATACTTTTCCTTCAGCATCTTCTTCACGCCGTTCCACCATATCACAATGGCGGTCCGCTCATAGGCTTCCAGTTTCCGCTTCTGGCCGTTGGTCAGAGTCTTGGCGGCTTCCTTCAGCCACTTGGGCGCCGCATTCTTATCGGCATTGGCCATCATGATGTAGGAATCCGCTTCAAAGAACCGTTCAAAGGAAACATTGTGCAGTGAAGGGTCAATGTTCTTAAACGGTGAAGGAGTGAGGCCGATTTCATCATAGATGTATTTCAAATCCTCACAGGCGGCGGCAATATCGCGGGTCCTGATGAAGTGTACATCCCCTTTAATCTTGAACGGCTGCATTCCCTTGGGTATGTTAGGATACTTGCGAGCCTCTTCAGGAACAATCCCGGCCAGCTTGCAAAGGCACAGGAATAGGGCCCTTTCACGGCCGATGCCGGGAACGGCCAGGATGAAGCAAATATCCTTGAACTGCTGTAGTGTCAGATTCTCCCACTGCGTGGGATATTCCAGATCGATGGTTTTGCGTTTGTTGCGGTGGAACAGATTCCAGAAAAAATCCTTGATTTTCATGGTCGGGTCGGGTTACGGTTTACGGGTTAAAACATTGAAAAAATGGGTGTGTCAGCGTGTTCCAGCGTGCGGTCCTGTGCCGCGCTGGAATTGATATAGGTGGGAAAATCAGCCTCATTGGCCTTCATGAAGGCGCATGCCTTGATGATTTCCCGGATTCCCAGGTTACGGTCTCCCAGGGCAATGGCGGCAATTCCAATCTTGATGCTCCGGAGCACCTTCTTCTCATTTGGTACGATTGTTTCTCCGTCACGGATTTTTTCCAGAAGCTCTTCTGCATACTCCAGGGAAATGTAGGATGCGGCATCGGAAGTGAGCGCCACATTCAGGGCTCCATTCAGACGGAGGAATTCTTCCCATGTGCGTGGATAAGTATCCTTGGTGATGGGATTGTACACGGCCACATCCTTGAATTCCGCAAAGGTGAGGATAAGGCCATCAGAAAGGCGGGTAAACTGCTCCGTGCCGCGCCAATCATCGGCATACTTATCGGAGGCAAGGAGATAGGTCACAAGCCGGTCTTTTGCCTCATCCAGCTTGGCCTGTATCCCGGCGGTCAGGCTGGCCACACGCTCCTTGGATGCCGGCGCCACATCCTGATTGGATATCACGCCGAATCCTGAATCTGTCAGTACCAGGTCCATTTCCGGAATGCTCTTCAGGAAAGCTTCCACGGCAATCACGCGCTGGCACATCTTCAGGAGGCGGGCATCATCACTTTCTTTGGTTTCTAGGCGGGCTTCCAGATCTTCTCCGATGATGTCATCCACCAGGGCGGATTGAGCCACTTCCAGGGCATCGTTGAACACGGATGGCGCACCCTTCATATTGATAGCCGGAAGGAACGGCTTCATTTCAGTGTATCCGGATACTATCATGGCTATGCTTCGTTATTGGTGGATTCCTGTTTGCCGGATTTGTTCTGATCCAGCGTGGTGAAGATGTACTCAGGGATGGAGATGAAGATATCCTTATCCCATTTGTTGTATTCCTTGATAATCTTCAGGGAACGCATGCAGCGGTCCACTACCGGCTTCATGAGGGCCTGTTTAATCATGAAAAGCTCACGGGCATTGGAGCCTCCGAGGGAATTGCTGTTCTTGCCGGGCGTGGCACCAATCAAGGCACTGTGAACACCCATGGCATAACAGATGATGTTGGCTGTGGATTCGGTGTCATCAATGTATTCACCACCTTTCAGGTCGTTCTGTACGGGCTCAATTTCAATCCACTTATTCTCCACGGCGCCACCGTTGGAAGCCGGTATCAGATCCTTCACGGAAAGGATGGCTTTATTGGCATTGGCTTCGCCTGTAAGGAAGTCGTTCCATGCCTGTTTCTCCTTATCCACGCGCTGCCTCACGGCGGCGGCATCATTGGTGTTGATGGCTTCTTTCTTGAAGATGTCCTCAAAATACTTGGGAGATATGTAGATGATGTACTTCACTCCAAGCTGATTCTTCAGGATGGCCTTTTTAAGCTTCGGAACCATGTTGGAATGGTCATACCATCCGCTGGAGAAGATGGAGTACCAGGAAGGCCTGGAATAGTACGGATGGCCGGGTGAAGGCATATAGGCCGATACAACCAGGCGCGGCTTTGTGGCAGCGTATGCTTCCAGTTCTTTCACACCGTTGAACTCATCCAGCACCTTGGTTGCAATAATCGGATACTCAGCTGTACCGGGCTGGCGGTCCCATCCGGCACAGTAGTAGTGCCAGTTGATATCCCCACGGGCGTTCTGCATTCCCCACCGGCTGAACACGGCATCACGGTGACGGATGCTCCATATCTCCGGAGAGTCCTTTGCATAGGCAAGTTCGCTCCATACATTCCAGAACTGGTTCATATCTCCCAGCTGCTGATGGATGAACTGAGGGATGTCATTCCTTTCAAAGAAGTCGAATTCCTTCCCTTCACGCACCTCTTCCCAGTCCACCATGCGGCCTTTCTCCCATGCCAGGGCACGGATGAGTTTCGGGCCCAGGCCAAAACACACGCTTGTATTGAAGTTCAGATTGGCCGACACAATATCGTTTTCCGATGCCTTCTTCAGCACATGGTTCGGTAGGAGGTTATCCGGGCCCCATGGGGCAATATGGTATTTGCCGATGACAATCGGATCAATTTCATAGTCCTGCCTGAATGCCGTTCCGGAATCCATAACCAGGAGGGCCTTGATTTCCGGAAAAAGTTGGATATCTTCCAGTACCTGAAGGCCGGTGATAGGGTTTTCTGTGATTGTATTCATAGTACGACTTCTTCTCCGTTGATTTCCGTTACCGTAAAGCGGTTCACCTTCCGGATTTCGCCTGAAGGGAGAATTTTGATGTTGAAGGTCACACCGTTTCCATGGAAGGAGGTAGGAATGGCCTGCTCCACACTTATCAGGGAGCCATCCTCTGCCACCCATGTCAAGGATATTTCCTTGCGGGCCTTCGCAATCTCAAAGATTCTGCTTGCGCTTATCATTTTCTCGTTTTTTCTGGAAGCAAAATTACAATAGCACCCATCCGGAACTTGGGACACCGGCCAAACGGGCCAGTCCGGACCGATTTTGAGCCAAAAAATTATCAATCAGTGGCAAAGGCCCCTTCAAAAAGTGCGTTCACCGTCAAATTTCGTTTCCTGCTCCCCAGCCTTGCCCTGTCGGCGGGCCGGCAACCTTACCGGCAATTTGCGTAATATGCTGACACTGTTACAGGGCTGAACCGATTCCCATTCCACCGGCTGAATAAGGCCATAGAGAGCAACCAAGATACAGTGTATCAAAGGCATCAGTGCCATCGGTACGGTATTCCAGCGGGTCATCCTCACTTTCTGCAAGCTTTTCACCACCTTTGTTCTTATGGAATCCAAGCGGCGTGATGGCCACCTCTGCCATACTCATGGCAACCAGGAGGGCTTCGTTATTCTCTTTGTTGAACAGCGGCAACAGATGCTTTGCACCCTTGAATCCGTCATTGATGATGGAATACTTCTGGTTATGGGCCATGGCCTTGCCAATGTAGATGGCATCCACAGCCCATCCGTTCTTATTGAACTGTTCCTGGATCACGGAACGGAAGTCATCCTCTGATGCCGCATAGTTACTGTGCAGGGCGGTCTGGTCGAAGTAGAACTTAACTTCTTTGTGAAGATGGGCCCTGTAGTAGTTGCAGAAGTCATCCACCAGTTCACGCAGTTTGCGCTCATACTTCACATAGAAGGATTTGAGCACATACAGTGTTGAACCTTTCACTTGCCCGGCTACCAGCCAGTTGATATTGGCATTGTAGTCAAAGGCAATGGCAATGGGCGCATTCAGATCCAAGTCACCATCCAGGAGGCAACCATAGTCAGTACCGGCGGCCGGTGTAAAACCGGCCTGTTCCAGCGGTGCGTTGTTATTGTTGATGTAAGTGTGAAGGGCCTCACGGAAATTGGGATAGAATCCATCCTGAAGGCGTTCAATGCGCTTGGATAGGATGGAAGTCTGGAACACCAGCGGCGGGAGGTCTCGCTTTTGCTGTTTCACATACTGAAGGCCAACCACATCAATATTCTCAAAGATGGACCATTCACGGTACAGAACGGCATGCCTTCTGAGCCCTGAGAGCATCTTTTCAATGGCGGCCAACTTCTCTTTCTTAGCATTGCCTTCTTTCCAGGTATTGTTCACTTCATGCCATCTGAATAGAAGGCCCAGGATGGCATCAATCACTTCCGGATCTGATTTCTCACGGTAATTCAGGAGCCACCGGCCGCTTTTCAGTACCGGCATGTCACTGACAAACAGGATGGAATGGTGCCAGGGGCAATCACGGAAATATCGCATGGTGCCACCATTGGCCGGGATTGTTTCATCCTTCAGTTTGTCATAATCCAGGCCTTTTGCCTCATCACCGATGATCCAGTCCAGGGTCAGCGAGTTGGAACTCATCTTCACATCCTGAGAGATGAGTATCATTTGAGCACCATTGTAAAAGCTCACCACATCCTCATAGTTCTGCACCGGGATGATTGGCTGTGCATATCCAAGATTCTTTGGCGGTCGTTTTCCAATCACATAGTGAATGCCTTCAATGAATCCGGCTTCACGAAGTCCAGAGAGAGCGGCCGGGAGGGTACGGGTACGGGCCTGTTTGAAGGAGGATGCCACAAAGGCGCCGGTACTGCCAGGCATGAACTGAACATTGCGCTTGATGCGCCTGGAAACAATGCCGAATGATTTTCCAAAACGGCGTGAACAAATATCAACCTCGGTATTGGCGGCAATGGCCAGGGCTTCCTGTTGGGCCCGGTTCAGGTATGTCACTTTCGTTTCGCTCATTGCTCATCCACATCAATATTGTCAATTTCCTTGGTGTATTGCTGAAGGAGGCGGCGGGATTTCTCTTCAATATCCGGAACTTTTTCAATGCCGATAACAGTAGGATCCACGGAGAATGATTCATCTTTCGGTACAATCTCTTCCCACTGGTAATCTTCGCCATCCGGCTGGTCCAGCTGATTGTTTTTCACAATCACCTCTGCAATCTTGGTAAGGGCTTTGGCCTGTTTGTCATCACCGGCCAAAGCTGCGGCCGTGGCAGACTGCAATAGCCGGTTAGCCTTCATACGCATGAATTCCTTTTCCGCTTTTGGAGCGCTGCCAAACAGTTTCACAACCAGGTTCATGTCATCATAGGCCTGTGAGCGGCCTACGCCAAAATTGCTCATGATATAATCACGCATCTGTATGTCAGTAATCAGCGGATTCTCATGCCAGCGGGTAAATATTTGCTTCAGGCGGTCAAGCCTCACGGCATCTGCCGGCGGCAACTTGAAAGATGGATTCTCAATAGCACGGGTGAAGGAATCCAGAATATCGCGGTTTTTGGCCATAATTCAGTATGTTTCAAAACAAAAGTACCAACCATGCGGTTGGTACTTGGGACAGTAGAACATAAAATAAGGAGGGAGACTATATCAAGTGACGGGCTTTCAGTGTCCGGATAGTTTCATCGGAAATGTTGCAGCCATGTTCCAGAAGGGCTTTCACGCGGGCCTTCACACCGGCTACTTTCTTATCAGAGATATTCTTTTCTTTGAGGGCCTTAGAGATGTAGGCACGGGCCGATTTCTCATTGAAGGCGGTGGCCTGTGTCTCTTCAGCGGCCTTAGCCTGGAAGTCATCAATCTTCTTCCAGCGCTGCATGATTCTTTCCTGTGTTTCCAGGATACGGGCCCGGAGCTGGGCACGGTCACTGTCAGTAGTGGCCATCTTCATCTTCTCATGGAGGGCCCGGCGCACGGAATAGTCAGCTGCATTGGCATCAAATTCAATCTGCATTTCCGGAGGAAGGTCAGATCGGCGGGTCCGCCGGTCATCATAGGTTCTGAAGGAAACGGCTTTCCGTAATTCAACATCTTCAGTATCATGGTCTTGCGGTGAACTGCGGTGAACTGCGGCAAACTGCGAAGTGGTGCGAAAATTCTGCGGCTGAACTGCGGTTGATTGGATCTGCATCACATCTGCATCAGAATTGAAGGCCACAAAACCTGAATCGGATATTTTCTTCAGTTCGTACAGAAGCATATCCATGTCATGCCGGCGGCCGATGGATTCTATCAGAATCCGGTTAGGGCTGTACTTGCAAAACAGGCCATATCCGGCATTGAAGTCCGGATTGGCCTGTTGCAGATACTGATGGATTTCCTGGATCATCAGTTGGCGGGAGTGAACTCACCGGTGGCGCAATTCAGCGTGCCATCCTCGGTTACGATGTTGCCTTCGTAAACGGGGAGAGCGCTCACATCGGGGCAATCCACGGTGAAGGTCAGTCCCTTGGCGCTTCCAGCGGTGTCACCGGAGGTGGAAGCCACGGAAGTGTTGCTTCTGTAGTCCGGGGAACCAATCACATGGTAGCGGCCAGCGGCCTTTACGATGTACACGAAATCATCATTCACGGATGCCTTGGAGAAGCCCAGGCCTTCCGGAGTGAGGTCCGGGAAGGAAAGGGTTGCATGATTGATGAACATCTTGCAATCCGTTTCACCGGTGGTTTCACTGGTGATGGAGCCTTTCCCCTGCGTGGAGTAGATCTTCTGGAAGTACTTGCCGGCAACCAGGGTGAAGGAACCGTCGTACTTTGCAAGATCCGACTCTTCGATGGTATCGCTCTTATCCGGGTCATCTTCGATGGTGGGCCATGCGGAGATGTAACGCTTGCGGATACGATACACGGTGGTGCCAATCCCACTGGGATTGACACGACCGATGTTAAAGTCAAGATTGGCGTGTTTCATAAGCCTTTCTGAATTTGATGGTTACTGATTACTCAGCGGCCATGGCCTGCTTCACAACCACATCGATGAAGGAACCGGAGGCGCTGATGCGGACGGTTGCAACACGGGGGTTGTCACCA